TTTCTTCACTCTAGATCGCGGCATAATTTAATCCTTATCTTTGATTGCATAACAAATTTATATCATGACAGCTAAAGACACACACTTCTTGGCCGAGATGTACTCCTTGGTAAAGAAAATGGAGGAAACCATAGAAGAGTTTGATATGAGGGAAAGGATCTTAGCTTCTATTGTTGTTGGGGTTCTTGACTCCGACGCCCTAGAGGATGAAGCCGAGACCGCTGAATTAAAAACGATGTATAGCTTCAGCCTTGAGAGCAGGGAGGAGCTAGAGACAATTAAATCTTTAATGGACGATATGTACACTGACGAGGAGCCGCTAGACGACTTGTTAAACGGTTTAGGCATATCGCTAAACTAAATATAATGGAAGGTCTTATTAGAAAAATTATTGTGGGCAAGGAGCCCAAAAACGGCATGGCCTATTATATAGGTATGCGGGCTGGCGACGGGAACGTGTCAGCTATAGTAGAGGATGAGAGATATCTTCATAAGTTTGCTAAAAAAAGATACCTTGTATACATAGAAAACGAAGAAGGCAACGTACTTTGGAAGGCCATAGACGATATGCCGTGTATGCTGGAATTTGATTTGAACTTTTAATTTATGAGGACATTTAACTTGTTTGTCGTGGAGCTAGAGAAACAGCTCAAAGACACCGTAACCACCGCTGGGGGGTTAGAACTTTATATAGATAATAGATATGATGAATTTAAAAATAGGGTTACAGAGGGGCCTGTCGTGGCTGCTCCATTTAAGTATGAAACTGGCGTCCAGCCTGGAGATACTCTTTACTTCCACCATCTCGTGGTGCTTAACGAAGGTCAAGTACTTACTGGTGAAGACAATCACTATATTGTACGATTTGATCCAGACAATACTATTAACAATCAAGCTATTGCTTATAAAGATCAGCATACTGGTCTTGTCGCTCCTCTTGCGGGCTGGAGCCTTCTTGAGCCTGTCGAAGAAGAGGAAGTTCCCGAATCGGAGACTATCGAAGTGGTCAAACTCGATGAGAAGCTACCAACAAAGGGTCGCGTCGCGTTTATGGCACCTTGGATTCAAGCGTTAGGCGTTGAGGTAGGCGATGTAGTAGGGTTTAAAGAGAACCGCGACTACAGGATTACTATTGACGAGAAAGAGTATTACAGAACTCGCGCAGAAGACCTACTCTATGTCGAAAACTAAATTCACTACAATTAGTGCTTCTCAGCGCCTCATGAAGAGTATGGAGGTGGCTATAGACAATATGATCGAAGAGATTAAAAAGCCTGTCGACCCAGACGCGGGTGGGTCTGCTAGAAAGGCTGAGCTTCAGTCTATTAAACAGACGGCTGTGGACTGCAAGGAGCTACTGGTAGAGCGCCAGAAGTTAGAACAGATGGTAAAAGAACTAAAACAACATGGGCAAATCGAAGAAGAAAAAGACTACTCAGGAGGATTCGCTGAGAGGTTTTCAAAGTAACCACACTGGTTTAATCTACTGGGGCGATTATATTGATAACCAGACAGTTAGCAGCGATTACTTAAACAAAAACTTTAACATACGATATAACAAGTATTAAGTTGGAATTCGCATGAGCTACAAGAACAAAGAAGACCAAGCTAGAGCCAGCGCTAAACACTATTCTGAAAACAAAGAAAAGGTAAAAGAAAGAAGCAAAAAAAGGAATAGACTTCAAAGGGAAAGAAACTCTAACTTTGTATCTAGGGTTAAGAGGAGGTTTAATTGCGTGGACTGCGGCGAGTCAGATGTAGTGGTCCTTGATTTTGATCATGTAGAGGGCGAAAAGGCAGGGAACGTATCTGATATGTCTAGACAGGGCTACTCTATAGAGGCTATAAAGAAAGAAATAAGAAAGTGCGAGGTAAGGTGTTCAAATTGCCACCGTAGGATAACCCACCAAAGAAGAACCATAAACAAGCACTCGTAGCTCAACAGGATAGAGCATCGCACTTCTAATGCGAAGGTTCGGGGTTCGAATCCCTGCGGGTGTACAATTAAACTAAACAACATGCCAGACTTACATTGCCCCGATTGCGGGAAGGAGCGTTTCGAAAAATCTTTAACCATGCGTGTCCGCGATGGCGACACATATTACGTTGAAGGAGAATGTGAATGCGGATCTCAGATGAAGCTAACGAATCCTAGAAAGGGCGTGGCAAATTTAGGGCGGATGGGTAGAAACGGCAGTAGTTATTGATGTCTGTACTTATTGACATAGAAGGATATGAAGATCAAGGGATTAAGATCGACCCTAACGGTACGGCTGGAGAGGCACTCGAAATCAATGGCATTCTTGTTGTACTGCCAAAAAAACCACCCAAATCGAAAATCCTCTTCCATGATAAGCCAAGAGCGATGCAGCTGTGGGAGAGGCAGCCTATGCCTGTGGAGCTGCAAAGGATTAGAAGTATGGATGAGTGGTTCGAGAAACCTTCCGAGTTTCGAAAAAGGTTTTCTGTTTACATCGAACAAGAGTTTCAGCGGCGGCGCGACGGCCTTTGGTTTTACAATGATGGGATCCCTACGTATATTACAGGGCGGCACTATATGTTTTTACAATGGACTCAAATTGATATCGGACACCCACAATTCCTTAGTTTCCAAAAAGAAGTCTTTATCCACATGGCTGCGTGTGAAGCTGATCCTCGTTGTCTCGGCCAGCTTTATACTAAGTGTCGCCGCTCTGGGTATACTAATATCTGTTCCGCTGTACTTGTTGACGAGGCTACTCAAGTTAAAGACAAGCTTCTTGGTATTCAGTCGAAAACTGGTAAAGATGCCCAGGAGAATATTTTCATGAAAAAAGTAGTAGCTATGTTCCGTGGCTACCCTTTCTTCTTCAAGCCTATTCAAGATGGTACTACTAACCCGCGTATGGAGCTGGCTTTTAGAGAGCCCTCAAAGAGGATAACAAAAAACAACAAAACATCTTATCGGGGTGATGCCTTAAATACTTTGGTTAATTGGAAAAACACAACCAATAACGCATATGACGGAGAGAAGCTTCATATGATGTACCTCGATGAGGCAGGTAAGTGGGAGAAGCCGTCCGATATACGCGAAGCGTGGAGGGTGGAAAGGACATGTCTTATCGTAGGAAGGAAAGTGGTAGGCAAGGCTATGGTAGGGAGTACGGTTAATCCTATGAGCAAAGGGGGCGAGGAGTATAAAGATCTATGGAATGACTCCGATCCGTCTAACAGGAACGAGAACGGACGAACCCGAACGGGCCTATATAGGCTCTTTATGCCAGCCGATGAGTCATTGGAAGGTTTTTTCGATAAACACGGGAGGCCTGTAAAAGAGACACCCGAAGAACCTGTAGAGGGTATTGATGGGGAAACGATAGAAATTGGGGCTCGTAGGTATTTAAAAAACGAAAGGCAGTCGCTTAAAGACGATCCTTCTGAGCTGAACGAAGTGGTAAGGCAGTTTCCTTTCACCGAGGACGAAGCCTTTAGGGACAGCATAGAGGGAAGCCTCTTTAATATAGGTAAGATATACCAGCAGATAGAACATAACGACGAGCTCTACCCAAATCCCGTTGTTATAGGCAACTTTATATGGATAGAAAAAGACAAAGAAGTGGCCTTCTCCCCTACCCCCAACGGTAGGTTTAGGGTTGCGTGGATGCCCGACCCCGAAGACCGTAATGTCGCTGCTACAGAAAGAGGCAAGAGGATTCCTCCTTTTAAAGATCACGGGTGTGGGGGTGTTGACTCTTATGATTTAGACGCTACGGTAGACGGCAGGGGATCGAAAGGAGCGTTACATATGTACAATAAATTTTCTATAAACAGACCATCTAATATGTTTGTTGTAGAGTATGCTTCTCGTCCCGACCTAGCTAAGATATTCTACGAAGACGTCCTTATGTGTGCCTTTTTCTATGGGTATCCCTTGTTAGTGGAGAACAACAAGTACGGTATTGTAAGGTACTTTGAGTCAAGGGGTTACGACGGTTACTTAATGGATCGCCCTAAGCACTTAGCGGCTGTTAGTTCCAATATGAATGTAAGAACCAAGGGTATACCTTCTAACTCTCAGGATGTTATACAGTCTCACGCGCAGGCTATAGAGACATATATACACCATCATGTTGGTGTTAATTACGATTCTGGAGAGACAGGAAGTATGTATTTCAATAAAACCCTAGAAGACTGGATAGGTTTTAAGATAGACAAAAGAACCAAGTTTGACTTGACTATAAGCTCTGGGTTGGCTTTGTTAGGCGCTCAAAAGGCCAAAGAAAAACCTGTTGCCGATTTTACAGAAACCAAGTTTTTTAGACGATACAAGGTCTACGGATGATTTGCTATATTTGCAGAATATGCCTAGCTCTTCACTATCATCATGACTGACTACAACAACAACAAAAAAGGCACTTTTCCAGACCCATTAGCGGAAACAGAAGTTAAGGAGAGCAAAGCCTATGGGTTGGAGTATGCTAAAGCTGTTGAATCTCAGTGGGGTAAGATGAACGAGTCGAGCTCTCTTTACGGTAAAAGAAATAACGTATTTGAGAGAAGCAGGGATTATGCTAACGGCACCCAGGATACAAACATATACAAGAAGCTTCTTAGTTCTTTAGAGCCCAATTCGGGCGATGGTAGTTTATTGAACATGGATTACACTCCTGTTCCCATCTTACCTAAGTTTGTTCGTGTTGTCGTAAATAAAATCCTTTCTAGAAATCCATACCCTAACCTAGAGGCTATTGATCCGTTGTCTTCTTCAGAGAAGAACAATAAAAAGCGCAGGGTTGAGATTCAAGTGGAAGCAAAAAAGCAATTACAACAGCTTAAACAACAAACAGGTATGGTTGTCGGGGATGACCCTGACACACTTCCAGATACCTTAGAGGAGGCGGAGATTCTTCTTGGCACTAATGTTAAGACCGATGCAGAGATAGCCGCGCAGATAGGGACAAATATGACGCTCTCTTGGAATAACTTCAATGACGGGGTTTTTAGAAGGTGTGTAAACGATCTGGTTGCTTTAGGGATGTCTGTTGTTAAGAGGAGTAACGACCCCAACGAAGGCATAAAGACGGAATATGTCGATCCTGCTTGCTTCGTTCATAGCTACACAGAGGACCCTAGCTTTGAGGATCTTATCTATGCAGGGCATGTAAAGAGAATGTCTATAGCTGAGCTAAAGAGAATTGCTGGTCATGAGCTAGATGAAGAGGATTTTAAAAAGATAGCGTCGGGGGTAAAGAATAAGTCAGGTAATGACGCTTCTGCCTTTAACAAGACCAGCTACAACAAAAACCTTCAGCGCAACGAGAACGGCTACGATCAGTATATGGTCGATATTTTAGACTTTGAGTTTCTTTCTGTCGATTGTATCCATTTCGAAGAAAAAGAAAATCGTTTTGGGAATGTAAATTTCTTCTTAAAAGGGTTTTCTTACGAAGAGAAGCAGGGTAGTGTCTTCCAGCGCACACCAAGCAAAATGGAGATATCTACTGTCTATGGCGGTAGCTACGTTATGGGTGGCGCTGATATATTGTTTAATTACGGAAGGACGAAGAACGTACCGAAGAATATCCACGATATATCAAAGGTCACTCTCTCTTATTCTCCTATTGCGACGAACCTCCGCAATATGATGCCTAAGTCTATGGTGGACTCCTGTACGGGGTTTGCTGATATGTTGCAGCTTACGCACTTAAAGATTCAGCAGGCTATTGCCAAAGCCAAACCCGATGGACTTATTATTGATATCGAGGGGCTGGAGAACGTACAGCTTGGAAAAGGCGGCGACTTGCAGCCATTAGAGCTTCACGATATATACGAGCAGACAGGTGTCTTCTACTACAGGAGCAAGAACCCAGAGGGGGGCTTCCAAAACCCGCCTGTTAGGGAGATAGGAAATTCTATTCGAAATATCAACGAGCTTGTCGGGTTGTACAACCATTACCTAAAAATGATTAGGGATGCTACGGGGGTTAACGAGATGATGGATGCCTCTACACCTAAAGGGGACACGCTTGTCGGTGTGCAGCAGAATGCTATTGCGGCAGGGAATAACGCTATATACGACATCACAAACGCTTCTATGATCTTGTTTAAAAAGGTCTGCGAGGATATAGTGAAGTGCTTGCAGATCCTACCGCCTGAGTCTGTTATCTTTAAAGTGTACGAGAACGCGGTAGGAAAAGAAAACATGTCTGTCCTCTCTTCGTTTAACGATCTACCTATGTATAACTTTGGTGTACAGGTGGTTAAGGAGATGGAGGATCAAGATAGGGCCTACCTGGAACAGAACATACAGATGTCTCTTCAACAGAAAGAGTTGGATATAGAAGATGCTATTGCTATACGCAATATGAAAGACGTAAACCAGGCGGAGAGGCTACTTGTGGTTCGCAGGAAGAAGCGGATTGCTCAGCAGCAGCAGATGGCTATGCAGAACTCTCAGCAACAAGCTCAGATACAACAAGCTTCGGCGCAGGCTACCTCGCAAGCTAAGATGCAAGAGTTGCAGATGGAGGCGCAATTGGATTCGCAGAAGATGCAATTGCAGTCTCAGTTAGAGGCTCAGCTAGAACAGGTTAAGCACCAGTTTAGAAAAGAAATTGAGATAATTAAGGCTCAGGCTACGCTAGGGTTTAAAGAGGATGATAAAAATTTCAAAGAAAAGCTTGAGGTTCTTAAAGAGGATAGAAAAGACGAGAGGGTAAAGAAGCAGTCTTCAGAACAAAGCAAGCTGTTGTCTCAACGTCAGGGCAAGCGCGGGGAGCTACCAGAAGCTTCTGAAAACGTAGACGATATTGTAAACTCATTATTAGGCTAATATGGCAAGTAAAGTAAATTTAGATGTAGCCGAGAAGCTAGACATTACGTGCAGACGAGGCGATTCCTTTTCGCTTTCTCTGACGCTAAAAGATTCCGCAGGTGATGCGCTAACCCTAGCCACCTCAAACTACGAATTCCTGATGGATGTTAAAGGAGCCAAAACAACCCAGACTGATGGATCTGTTTCCAGGTCGGTGGTGGCTTCGAGCTCTAAGTCTTCTTCTACAACCGATCTAAAGGATGCTGACGGAAACCCTCTTGATGCTTTATCAAATGGATTTGTTTTTAGCGCTGGGACAGATGCTGGGTTGGTAACGGTAACGGCCACAGCGGAAGTTATGAAGCAGCTTCCTCCAGGGAGGTATGTTTATGATATTCAGCAAAAAGTAAGCGAGACGGTTACTACTATCCTAAGAGGTAGCTTTAAGGTAAACGAAGATATCTCAGACTAATATGGCTATAACAGTAACTTCTAGTGGTGGTAATACTGTCACGGCTACTGTGAATGGTGGTACTTCTGTTACTTTGGGTTCTACAACGACGAACTCGGTATCTATAACAGAAGCGGCCTCTACCTCTCTAAGTGTCACCCAGGTAAACAAAGGTGAGACGGGAGCTACAGGGGCTACTGGCGCTACTGGCGCTACTGGCCCAACTGGACCTACGGGGTCTACGGGGGCAAAAGGGGATACAGGAGCTACGGGGGCAGCAGGAGCTACAGGAGCTACAGGAGCTACAGGGGCAGCAGGTGCTGACGGATCTGACGGGTCTGACGGGTCTGACGGAGTTACAACATTTCAGCTTGAAGACGATAGCGGAGACGAGGTAACCATATCGAACGGCAAGGAAGTTAAGTTTATTGGTGCTGGCGGGCTGGGTATTAACTGGACCGATACATCTCACGGTACGGACGGAGATCCTTACGACCTTACGTTTACCGTAGGTACACTTAACCAGGACACTACTGGTAGTGCCGCCACGTTGACTACGCCTCGTGCTATTAATGGGGTAAACTTTGATGGGAGCGCGGGTATTACGGTTACAGCAGCGGGCTCTACCCTTTCAGATACTGTTACGGTTGCGAAGGGAGGAACAGGGGCCACTTCTCTTACTGACGGGTATGTACTTCTTGGAAGCGGTACAGGCGCTGTTACAGCCCTTGATGTAACGGCTAAAGGATCTATACTTGTTGGCGATGGGACTACAGACCCAGTTGCTTTAGCTGTTGGTGATGATGATCAGGTATTAACCGCAGACAGCAGTGAGGCTTCAGGGCTTAAATGGGCAGCCGCTAGCGGAGGAGGTTCGGGTGATATAACATCCGTTGTGGCTGGATCAGGCATGACTGGCGGAGCCACAAGCGGAGATGCTACATTGAATGTTATTGGCGGCGACGGTATAACGGCTAACGCTAATGACGTAGCTATTACGGCCGCTCAGACGACAATCACCTCTGTACTAAATGCTAGTTTAGTTATTGGTAGAGACGCTGATAACGATATTGATTTTACTACTGACAATAACATTAGGTTTAGAGCGGGAGGGGAAGATCAGCTTACTCTTGTGGACGGTGCTCTTACACCAACCACAAACGCTATTGTAGATTTAGGTACAGACGATTTAGAGTTTAAAGATGGGTATTTCGATGGTACTCTAGAGGCTGACGCTATAACAATCGGTGGTACAGCTATCGCCTCTGTGTTAAGTCCTGTCGCTGGTCACGCAAGTATTGCTACAGTAGGAACTATTGGAACTGGAGTTTGGCAAGGTACGGCTGTAGCTAGCGCTTATCTAGATGCTGATACAGCTCATTTATCGGGTACTCAAACCTTCTCAGGCGCTAAAACCTTCTCAGAGCTAATAGCTCCAACGAAAGGACACTTATACGCTAAAGGAAGCGATACGCATTTTGAAGCTCAAGGAGATATTATAAAAATTGGAACAGGTAGCACAACGGCTGGGGAGCTTTGCTATCTTAAGGCAGACGGCACTTGGGCAGCTACAGATGCTGACGCAGTAGCCACTTCTGGAGGAGTGCTTTTAGCTATGGCTTTAGGTACCGACCCAGATGTCGATGGCATGTTGTTACGCGGTATGTTTACTTTAGACCATGACCCTGGAACTATAGCTGATGAGCTTTATATCTCTACTACAGCAGGGGATATTACAAGCACAGCCCCTTCCGCCACAGGAGATATAGTAAGAGTAGTTGGATACTGCTTAGACAGCAGCGACGGCCAAATTTGGTTCAACCCATCTAACGACTTTATCGTTCTTGCATAATGCCAGACATATCATCATATAACGGAATAGACGTGGGAAACATAGCATCAATAAACGGACAGGATATCGCTGCTGGAGGAGCATATAATCCTGTAGCCGACTCAGGGACATACACAGAAACGGTACCTACAACGGGATTAATTCATTATGGTACCGCTAAGAACGCAGGTGAACCTTTATCTGGATTATATAGTTGGCATGCGGAGGTGGTTGTAAATTATTCTAGCGATAAAGACGGGCAGTTCGCTATAGATCAAGTAAGCGCAAAAAACTGGAGCAAGCTAGATGCTAGTAAATACGTATTCGCGGGTATCGATACCGATGGGAAGCTGTGGATGTACAGTTATAGCACAAACTATGTGCACCAATCATCGAGTGCCGCCACGTTAACGCAAGCAACTTCTGTCACAGGGGTTAGTGATGACACAGCGTGGACGGATGTATCCTGTGGTAGTGACTTTATTTTAGCTATTAACGCGGGCAAGCTCTTTGTCGTTGGAGAGAACGGTGACGGTCAGCTAGGAACGGGGAATACCACCGATGTAACAACGCTAACGCAGATAGGGAGCGATACCGATTGGTTTGCTGTTTCTGCGGGGGATAACCACAGCGCCGCTATTAAAGGCGCTTCGGGGGATAGATCGCTGCTAACGACAGGAGAAAATAGGGACGGTAAGTGCGGTTCGGGGGATACGTCTGGCGACGATACCTCGTGGACAGAAAGGGTGGCGGCTGACGCTGGTGAAGACTGGACTTTTGTTGAAGCGGGGTATAACCACACTATAGCTATTTTAGCGGGGAAGCTGTATGTAACGGGCGATGGCGGCGACGAGCGGTTTGGAAATAACTCAACCTCTGATGTAACTTCTTTTACTCAGTCAGGGAAGATAGATGGTAGCGGAACGTTTGGGACGAGCTGGGTGAGCGGGTCTTGCTCGGATGACAAAACTATGTTAATAAACACTAGCGGCGAGGTGTGGTTTGCGGGGGAGGCTACTTGGGGTACAGGGAGCGGCACAACTGTTGATGCTAAGTCTGGCTACCATGTAAAAACTAGCGGTACTGCGTCGGCGGGAACTCTCGGTTCTTTTGGAGGTAGCGATCAGTTTACTGCTATTAAATGCGCTAGGCATGCGACTAGCCAATCAGATTATGTATGGGCCGCGATAAACAACAATAAGCTATACGTTTTTGGAGTCCAAAACTATGGAACCACCGTCAATACAGCGGCATCTTTTATTACAGGAAGCACCGATGTATACAATCGGCAGGGTATAGTACAAAACTCTGGACAGACATGTAATGCTATAGCCCCTTGGCTTGGCACTACAGCAATATCTGGCGTATATGCTGCTTTTAATTCATAATACAATGGCTTTATACACAGTAGAAATATCTTCTGAAGATGACCTGTCCACTCGGTGGACCGACGACAACCTCCCTATAGCTTCTTTTAAGTTTAACGAAGACAAGCTAGAGGAGTGTCCTTTGCTAGGAAACGGCAAATACCAAGCTACGTACAACACAAGGGTGTATGCCTCTGATACTACTATTAAGTACATCTTAAACGATGCTGACGAGATAGCGGCTAACGGGGGCGGAACAAAAACTATTGTCGTACCTGCGGGTGAGTACGGGATAAGACCATAATTTGTTTTTATTACCTTTGCAGTATGGGAATAACAAAGTCATGCCTGCTGCTCCTTTTTTCTTTTATCCCATGTCTCGTTCTTGGACAGAGCGGGTGGGTGAACGTCTCGGTGCAAACCGATCAGTACGCAGGCGAGACAAGCTGGAAGATTTTCTCTTCTATCAGCGGAGAAATTATAGAGACTTCAGACCCGTTTACTAGCAATTCTTTAACAGAGACTGTAGTCACCTTAAGTGTGGGCAGTTATCTTTTTGCTATGTACGACTCGTATGGGGATGGAATATGCTGCAATTTCGGGGAAGGGTGGTTTAGTCTAACCAATACGTGTGGGCTGGATGAATACGTAGGTGATTTCGATTCGCCCCTACTTACCATTCCCTTTGTAGTTGACCCGTGTGAGATACCTATATACGGGTGCATGGATGAATTGGCTTTGAATTACAACCCTTGGGCGATGTATCCCGATGTATGTGATACGCCGCCTGTCGCTTGCCCAGAGGGACAGACAAACATAATTGCCCTCCTTGCCGCTGATACGTACTTCGAGGAGATTAGTTGGGATATATCCGTATACGGGACAGAGGAGGTTTTAAATTGGGGTGGGAATTACACGGGGGCTCAGTATACTAATATGTCTAGCGTGTGCGCTACTGAAGGGGATAGCCTTGTAGCTACTATATATGACACTTACGGGGACGGTATGTGTGGCTCGTGTTGGGGAGGTGTTGACGGTTTTTTTGTTGTTTTGTCTTTATGCGATCACGGCTTTTTCTACGTTGGAGGGGAAACGCAGTACGATACGCTTTCCTCCCCCGCTTTTGTTGTCCCACACTGTGACCCACCTGTTTCTACTGGGTGTACTGACGAGGGTTATTTAGAGTATAATTCTTTTGCTATTGAAGATGATGGTAGTTGCCTCACCCCTGTTGTTTTAGGCTGTACAGATACCGAGGCTTTTAACTACGACGAGAACTGCAACACGATGGCGCTGGAGGATTCTTGTGATTATACACTAACCCTTATCGACGGGGGTTGGGATGGATGGTTTGGAAGCTGGTTAGGTGTGGCACAAGGGGATAGCTTGTATGGTCCGTATGAGATGCAGCCTATTGATGGGAACCAAATAGACATACCTCTCCAACTGAATAGCAATGAAGAGGTAAGCGTGTACTTCTTTACTGGAGGTAACGCAGAGTCTACGGCTGGTCAGTGTGGGTTTTCTCTATCTGGACCTCAAGGAGTGCTTTTAGACGGGGGTACAAACCCTTGGACAGATGCTTTGTTGAAGTTTCCTTATAGGTATGTGGCTACACCTACTTGCGATAACTTCTGTGAGCCGTACGTTTATGGGTGTATGGATACTGACGCACAGAACTATGATCCTGCCGTAAACTCAGAAGACGGAAGCTGTTATTATAATGCAGGGTGCATGCAGGCGGGGTATTTAGAGTACTACGAGCAGGGCTATGTCGCTGATTTTGATGACGGTAGCTGCGAGACGGTGGCTATGTTCGGCTGTACGGACCCCGATGCTCTTAACTACGACGCTGAAGCCAATGTAGATATTGACTCTTGCATCGAGGTGCTAGTAGGGTGCGTTGACGTTAACGCTTTTAACTATGACGAGGAGGCCAACACGGCGGACAACAGCCTATGCCTATATGACGCGGGGTGCGTAGGCGAGCCTGGAGACCCTTACTGGGCTAATGATGTCTGTTACTCGTGGGTTATCGAGGTGGACCCTAACTGCTGCGGATCCGAATGGGACGATATTTGCGGCGAGATATACAGCTACTGCCAAGAAGGCATGCCCGCTGACATCCCTTATTACATGGGTAGGGTACAGATCTACCCCAACCCCGTAGAAAACACATTAACCATAAGATGTCCGTATAAGGTCATTACAGCCGTATACAACAACTTTGGTCAACGAGTAGTGTCTAGTACCACAGAAAAGGTTTTAGACCTCTCAGGGCTCTCTAAAGGGCTCTATCAAGTTATCGTTGAGTACAACGGTATATCTATTAACAAAAAAATTATGAAATTATGAATTGGATTAACAGCTGGGGAAAAGGAAACAAGAAGGCAAAATATGAAGTGTCTCTTAGGTTGGGTCGGTTAACCGTCCTCGAACTTCGTCTATGCCTTTTTTGTTCTAAAGACGAGAAGTGCAAGAGAGTTAGATTTATGATCCTCAATTTCGGGTTCGAGGTATGAGGGTTGCGTTAGCCATTTTATTCTCTTTTCTTTGCTTGAGCTCTAACGCTCAGCTACTGAAGAAGACGCTTAAGTTCGCTACTTTTTACAGCTCTTTAGGGGGCAGTAACTCTGTGGCTGATGAGAGCGCGTTCTCTGTTTATACAGGACAACTTCAGTCTGACATCGTGTCAACACCAATGGACTTTTCTTTTACCGCTGGTGTACGCAAGATTGCTCGGTTTGGATATGAGAACAGGGCTAACGTATTTTATAGCGGCGAAGAGAAAACATATAGCGATGCCGCTACAGTAGGTAAAGTGAAGGGGTTTGAGTTCCTGTTCGAAGGGGCGTATATGCGTCAAAGAGGGCAGGAGTTTTTAAATCAGAACCACTTTTTAAGGTATGTAGGTAAGAACTTTATAGCCAAGGTGGAGTACCTGCCAGACGGGTTCGCTGACGTAGAGTACTTCGAAGCCTCTCAAAGGGCTCGTATAAACTTAGGTAAGAAGTTTTCTTTTAATGTCGGGACGGTTCAGCGGGCCTCTATGCCCTATGGGTATGATCCGCTATCTGACTGGTTGTTAGCCAATAACAACATTCACTATACTTATCTGGCTCTTCAAGAGGGGTACAATGTGGACTTTGAAACCAACGAGTTTTTATCCCCTGAAGGGGAGGTTGTTGCTAACAGCGTAGAGGTATGGGAGGAGGTGGTTATCCCGCAGGTCTTAGGTGATTACGTAGACAGGAAGATCAGTGAGCTCCCTCAGAAGATAGAATACTCTGTGGTTGCTGGGTTTGATTTTTATCACTACGAAAAAACCTTTTGGCTTCACAGTTGGGGGAACGTAATGCCCTATCATTTAAACCTAGAGGATGAGTTCTCCTATCACAACTTCAATAACGGAGAGCAATGGATGGACTACTCAGGAGGGCTTATCTTTGGGGTTAAAGTAAACAAAAGTTTAGGGTTATTCCTGGAAGGAAAATACAATAAGTATTGGAACAGGACATGGCATGACTTTTCACTTGGTATAAATTACGTAATTATCTAATATGGGCAAGGAGTTGAATGAAAACTTAGGTTTTAATGTAAGCATTAAGACTTTAGCGGGGATAGGGGCGGCTATGGCTACTATTATTAGTATGTGGTTTGTCCTTCAGGCTGATATAGCGGAAGCAAAGGCTCTCCCTATCGCACCAGACCCAGAGATAACGAGGATGGAGTTCGACATGAAAGATCAGCTTATCAGACAAACGATTATGTCTACACAAGAAGATGTCTCTGAAATAAAAGACGACATGAAAAGAATTGAAGATAAGATCGATAAATTAAATTAACCCTGCCATGAAAACCCTCATTACCCTCTGTCTTTTTGCTCTATACTCTACTGTTGTTTTTGTTTCTTTCGAGAACAAGGATGTTTGCTCAAGCGATATATGTGTAATAGAGTTCAATGCAGCCTTTAACGCTCAGAACAGCGTGGACTGGATAGACACGTTAAGCGACTGTGAGGTTTCTAGGATTGACATCATGGTGAGGCCAGATATGCAGAAAGAGCACAAGATTGTTGTGGTCCCTACTATCGTGGTTTTTAACGACGGGGAGGAAGAAGAGAGGTTCCAGGCGAATATCATGATGGCTATAGAAGCAACGCAAAGCGATGTTCAGGACGTTGTAGATGAAATACTAATGAGCTCTTTCTGATGAACGCAGTAAAGAAAAATAAAGGGGGTAAGCTGAATATAAGCCAAGCGACAAAAGCTGTCGCTGCTCCTGATGGGTTTCATTGGATGACGGATCGGGGTAGATACTTCCTTATGAAAGGGGAGTACGCACCTCACGCTGGGGCTATAGAAGAGGCTAAATTTAAGCTTGTCAGCCACAAAAAACCCACCAAGAAATAATTACTATATTTGCAGAAGATAACAGGCAATAATGGCAACTACAACAGCAACTATAACACTTAACAGCCCTGACATTACAGGGGACCCTCTGAACCTTACCAAAACTGCTACTTTGACAAAGGCGGCAAGCGAGACTGGTCTGGATCAGTTTACAGGGGTTACGACTGTAGTGTATGCTGCCGCTCAAACAGCAACCAATATTGTCCCTAACGGAACCTATGTAGATACCACAACTTCTCATAAGGTTTATATTAAAAACTCTTCGACTGGAACAAGCGACTTTGTTACCGTTGAGCTTGGAGGGAGTAACGTGCTTATGGGTAGGCTTTACCCTGGGGACTGGTGCTTCTTCCCTTATGACGGAACTCTAGACGTAGACATAGACACTAGCGCTGTTGGAATGAAAGTAGAGTACGCCGTTTTCTCTCAATCTGTAGCATCGTAATTTTATAGAACATGGCAACGACAACAGCAACACTCACTCTTAATAGCGGGGACATCACAGGTCATCCTTTTAGCATGACCCAAACGGCCACCTTAACAAAGGCTGGGGCATCTACTGGCTTGGATGAGTTTACAGGGATCACCAGTAGGACGTATGCTGCTGCACAAACCGATACGGTTGTTGTAGCGGATTCTATCTATGCTGATACTACGGTAGCCCATAAGGTTTACATTAGAAACACAAGCTCTGGAACAAGCGACTACATCCTTGTTGAGCTTGAGGGTAATGTAATTATAGGAAGGCTTTACCCTGGGGATTGGATGTTTATTCCGTATGGAGGAACTCTTGATGTTCAGGTGACTACCATTGCTACTGGCGTTACTATCGAGTATGGTGTTTTCTCTCAATCAGCAGCCTCCTAATAGCCTCTTATGCCAACTACTACAGCATCACTAACTATATCAAGCGCTGATCTTACGAGCAGCCCTATCAACATATCTGCCACTACCAACCTTACAGAGGCTGGTACAGGTATCGGGTTGCAATCAACGTCTGGGTTAGCGAGAAGAGAAACGGAATCTGTAACCCCTTACGTCTTGTATCGTTCTGACGATTACGCAGACGATAAGTCTCATAAGGTTTATCTAAAAAACTTATCTGTTGTAAGCTCTGAGTACTTTACTGTATATCTAACTGGAGACCGAGCCACAGGCGCTCACGATGCTACTGACCAGTCTATTACTGGACTGACAGAGGTAGGGAGATTATATGCAGGTGACTTTGCTTTTATTCCTTGGAACTCAGCTTCGGGAACTAAAGAGGCATTTACTGTAACTGTTGCCAATACATGGGCTGCTGGAGACACATTTGCTTTCGATGGTGTAACCGTTGTCGCAGCTAATTCAACAGTAGCTAACGTAGCGTCACAAATTAATAATGCTTACTACCCGAACTGGACCACATCGGTAGATACTGCGGTAGTAACCTTTACATCGAGAACCTCAAGGGCTGACCTAGAGATTGATACAACCGAAGCGGTTACTACGACGGCAGGTGACGGAACGGGAGCGGTGGCAACAACTGTTACGGGAACGAAGTCTCTTTCAGACATCTATATAAAGCCTAGCGTAGCGACATCTATGACTTTAGAATCAATGTTAATCTATCAAGCAGTATAATGGCTACAGTACGGGCATCACTATCATTAAACAGCGCGGATGTACTTACGTCTCCGCTCACGCTTTCTGTTGTAGCCAACCTTACTTGTGATTCTGGTAGCCTTATCAGAGCTAAAGTAAAAGGTACGGCTGTCGATACAAACGACATGATCGTTTACTTGGCTAACGACAAGAATGACAGGGCTTACTTATACATTAAGAATATAGAGCCTGAGCTGGAGAACTACGTATACTTACGTAACGAAACCGAAAGCGACACGGCTTTCTCTGCTAAAATTGGGGGTGGCGAATTTGCTTTTATCCCTTTAGCGCCAGACAAGACATACGCTGTTCACGCTACGAAAGCGGACTCACTGATTGAGTACGGTGTATTTGGAAACGACAACTCTGCTGTAATCTTCGGAGGCTCAGGAACATAATAAAATAAAGACATGGCATTTAAGACGGTAAAAATAACACCAACATTAAGCACAGACGCATATGCAGACGGAGATGTATTATTTGTTAATACAGAGTTTTCCTTGCCTCACAGATCTTGCAAGCTAATTGGTGGATTAGTTATAGACTACGAAAAAGACCTTGTAGCAGACGCTGTTGTGCTGTACTTTATGCAGAGAAATAAAGCTGATTTAGGCACAATCAACGAAACCGCAAATATTAGCAACGCTAATCTTAAGTTAAATCAACTTATAGGGGCTTGTCAAATTGGAACGGGAGATCCAGTAGGAGAAATTGATAGCGCCGTTTTTAAGCCTTTATCTACTTATGGTGATGTAGATGGAAGTGAAGAAGGAGGAATGCAGCCTATTGTCTTAACAAGTGTAGGTCCAGACGAAGAATATCAAAGTGATCCTAAGTCGTCTACTCCAATGTATGTAAGCGGGGTTATACAGTCTGTTAGTACGGCTCCAAATTTTAGCGCAACTGATGCGATTGATATAATTCTATACTTCGAGTATTGAATAAAACACAACTTAATTTAATTTAATGGATAATAATCAAAACGAAACTTTTGAGAAAGCAGAGATCTTCAGTAGCCCTGAGGATCTTGCTGCTTCTATACAGGCCGATGCGCCTCAACAAGAGTCAGCAGGTGAACAGCCTTCAAACGAAACGATCATGGGTGGTCAAGCACCCCCAACAGGATCGGTTGTAGAAGGTCTCCCCGCTGAAGAAGCTCCCGCGCAAGAAGCGCCAGGGGAGCCACAACAACAAGGTACTAACGAGGTTCAGCGAGAGACTGCCGAACCCGAAACAAATACACAACAAGGGTATTCAGACGACGAGGTCGAGACGGCGGTTATGAGCTTCCTGAGCGAAAAGCTCGGACGGGAGGTTACATCGCTTGATGATCTGTCTGCTACCCAGCAAGCTGAGGCAAACGCTTTAGATGAAAGAGTCCAAGCCATAGCGCAGTTCGTAGAGGATACGGGCCGTGCGCCAGAGGATTGGTTTAGGTATCAGTCGTTAAATCCAGAGAGTATGGATGATATGACTGCGGTTAGAGTTCAAATGGCTAACGAGTACCCAAACCTGTCTTATGAGGAGTTGGACCTTTTAACGAAAAGCAAATACAAGCTAGACGCCGACCTCCACGATGAGGCCGAGCTAAAGCTTTCTCAATTGCAACTTAAGATTGACGGACAAAAAGCCCGTGAAGGTGTGGAGCAGATTAGACAAAAGTACTCCGCCCCCGACACCGAGCAAGCTGCCCCTGGATCTGTTTTTGATGACAAATGGGTGTCAGATATGTCGAGAGAAGTCGATTCCATTGAAGGTCTAGAGTTTGACCTGGGTGGAGAGAAGACTTTTGAATTCGGCTTAGACGACAACTACAAGTCGCAATTAAAAACAAAAAACGCTCGTCTTAACGAGTACTTCGACTCCTATGTAAGGGATGACGGGAGCTGGGATTATGAATCCCTGTCTACGCATGTGGCTTTAGTTGACAACATCGACAAGATTATCAAGTCGGTATACACTCAAGGCTTGGGTGATGGTCAGAAGACGCTTGTAAATACAGCGGCTAATATCTCTACTCAGTCCCCTCAACAGGGAAGTCAAAATAATCAAACGTCTCCACTTGCAGACCAAGTGAGACAGCTCATCTCGAAAAATAACAAGATGAGTTTTAATAACTTTTAAAAAAAATATAAATTATGGCTACTTTAGGTTCTACTAGGGGTACTGATATCCCTAATCTAGACACGGCGGGTTCTAACTATAGAATCACGCCCGAATCCTATACTACCGTTGATACACTGATTAAGGCAACAAAAGATGAGGTTATGCCTGATCTCGTTGAAACTTATGGCGATCAAGGTATTACTGGATTTTTAAAATTAACTGGCGCTATTAACGCTGGTGGTGCCTCTGATCAGATCGACTGGTACGAAACAGGAAGACGGCACAAAACCCTCGCCTACACTGGCGGAAACACTACTATCGACGCCTCAGGCTCTGACTTCGTGACTATTACCGATGCTGCTGTAACAGCAGGATGTCAAGCAAATGATGTTCTTATGGACGCTACTAGCGGGGTCCGATTTATTGTTAAGTCTGGTGGATTTGGCACGGGATCTAGTGTTAATGTTGTCTTGCTAAAGCTTGACGGAACAGATGTTGCGGCTGCTGATATTGATGCTACGAGTGGAGGCACTTTGGTTGTTTTGGGTAATATGTATGCTCAAGGAACGAACCAACCAACTGCTTTCCGCGAGACCGATATCGAGCGCTACAAGAATCCATTTATGATTGTTAAGGGCCGTCACGAAGTGAACGGTTCACAAGCAACAAACATCGGATGGGTGAACGTAGGTGGCGGTGAATACCGCTGGTTCATGTATGCTGAGCAAGAGGCGCGTAAGCGTTTTGAAGACCAGCGTGAGATGATGATGCTCTTCGGCGAGAAGATGGCTACGAGCGGTTCTGATACCGCTCTGGATAACGTAATTGCTGGTTCTGAAGGTTACTTCTCGGCTATCGAGGATCGCGGAATTCAAGTGAGCAACGCTAACGCTAACCCGCTCGATTCATTCGCAGAGTTTGACGACATCATTATCGAGCTTGATAAGCAAGGAGCGCCATCTGAGTACGCTATGTACGTAAACAGAAAGCAAGACTTGGCTATCGACGACATGCTCGCTTCTGGTATCTCTACTGGCGTTACTGCTGGTTTGCCAGGACAGTTCGGTGCTTTCAACAACGATTCTGACATGGCTGTTAAGCTTGGCTTTAAGTCGTTTACTCGTGGAGGGTATACTTTCCACAAGCACGATTGGAAGCTGTTGAACGATCCTACTTTGTTGGGGGCATCTAACTACGTACAAGGGGCTATGGTTCCTATGTCGCAGGTTACTGACGCACGTTCAGGCATGAAGGCTCCGTCTTTGGCTATGTACTACAAAGAGGCTAACGGCTACTCTCGCGAGATGGATCACTGGGTAACTGGTGGTGGCGTTTTAGGACACACTAACAACGGTGATGTAGGAACTGACCAAGCGGTCTTCCACTACAGATCAGAAGTTGCTTTGTGTGTTAGAGCTGCGAATCAACACGTAATGATTAAGGGTTAATCGTTGGTTAATCATTGATTACTAACTTTTAAAACTTAAGAAATTATGAGACGATTTTTATATTTTGAAGCTGACGGTGATGGCACAGCTGCCTTAGCCGTTCCAGTAGACCGAGTAGCTGGTATTGACGTAACTAGCGCTACTGCGTTTTCTATCTATTTTGATAGCATTGGCGCAGGTGGCGGTGGTGCCGATGATCATAGCGGTGATGTTGCTATTTCAAACGTAACGAGTGGAGATTGTAAAGTTGTTGTTGAGGCTATAGCCGACGCAATGCTTAATTCTGCGGATCCATTTATTGTGGTTCTGGACGCTCAAAACGCTGAAGCAATTCACTCATCTATGACGGCTACTTCTGGCTCTTGTGCAATAACCTTAGACGACTAATAATTATGGAAAATAAACTACTTTTTTGCAGAGTCTCTGCATCCGATATGCTGGCACTTCCAGCTAGAGAGGTTATTGCTATAAGCAAAGCTCACGCTACCGAACTTAAAATCTTTTTTGCAGGTTTGGATGTGACTGACAACGCTGGTGAGATATTGGTTGTAACTACTAATGCAAACACAAAAGCCGCTATTAAGGCTATAGTTCATGAGATCAACTACGGGAAAACACCTATGTCTACCGTAGCGGATGGAGTTGACGGCGTGTATTTAAACGGCATTACAGCTGCGACATCTAACACTAACTAAAACGTGAAAGGGGGCTTCGGCCCTACTTTTACACTTTAACTTTTAAAAAAAACAAAAATTAGAAAATATGAATGAATTAATTCTTTCAAAATTAAATGTGGCAACATGTAATGTGACTAAGCATTTAGTTTCTAACGGAGGTAGCGCTTCTCTTGCTGCAACAACAGCTGGAGATGGGTCTGCTACTTTAGTTGGAGATGATGTTGCTGGAACCATTACGTTTGCAGACACATGGGCTGATGGTGACACTGTTGTTGTCACTTATGCTAATGCTTATGACAACGCACCAATAGTATTGCTTACTGGCGCTCAAAATGTAAACGCTTCAGGTGCTGTTTTAGTAGAGGTAGATGCTCTTGCTAGTGCAACTACTGCTTTTACTATTACTGCTAGTGGTACTTGTGTGGGATCTCTAGGCTACTTAGTTATTGGACAGTAATAACTAAGAACACTACTACGAGAAAGGCTCCTTCGGGGGCCTTTTTCTTTTTAGTATATTTGCATCATGGCTAAATTCCTACAGTTTATAGACGATGCTGACGACGCAGCCACCTATCCCGTAGACAAGCTCATAGCAATTACTTGCGCGTCTAACGCGGCCCTAGTACTGAAGTTCTCGCCAGGTTCGCTAGGTACAGGACAATCAGCGTCTTTGGACTTCGTTACGTTGACTATAACGGCTGATACGGAGAAGTCGGTTATGACTAATATAGCCGATGCTATAACCCACAACGAAGACAATGTTGTTATTGTCGCAGACGACGTGAACAGCATATACCTAGATCCAGACATTACCGCTTGTGCCATCACGCTAGATGCTTAATATTTTGAGTATATTTGTAGATAATTCAATTCAATGAACGGGAAGTTTTTCTTATTCAAAAGAGACAGTCCTAATAAGGATTCAGAGGTTTTTTCCGACAATGGGAAAGGGCTTAGCCTTGTAGCTATTCCCGCTTCTAGCGTTTCTTATATGGCTGGTATAGAAGGTTCTATTAGTATCTTCTTTAACGACACCTCTCTGTTCGAAGAGAACAGCCTGCGAGAAGGGGAGTCGTTTGAAAAAACAAAGGTGTCTGTAGCGTGTGCCGTTGGTGAAGAGGACGAGCTTATGGAAGCTGTCATCAACTTCATTAATAGAGATACTCCGAATAACTTTATGCGCTTCGATGCTACGGGGGAGCGTAATACATTTAGGCAGACGGAAGTAGAGGCATCTGTCGATGCCTTTATAAGGTCACGTCCTGTGAGAAGAGGGGTAACGGGTAACGCCGCTATTCAGAAAACCAACAACCTGACAATTCTTGACGGATTGGATTTCTTGTCATTAGCTAACTTGCCAATTATAGACTTCTCTCATACGGCATTAGGAGTCGCTAGATCGGATATAGCTTCTATGGCTAATCACTCTAAAGCTACTGGTGGTTCTACTAAGAACGCTTCTATAACTTCAGGTAGTACAAAGATTTCCCCTATAGTAGCTGCTCCTGATGCTGCTTGTTCAACAAAAACCATAGACCTGGCAGCGGGTAAGCTTATAGAAAACACTAATGTTTCGGCAGGGACAGCTGGAACCTTTAATACGGATGAGGGGGGGTCTTCAGGTGGGACGTCTGACGCGGCTACGATGCGCCTAATAAGGCAGGGTGTTTATTATTCTGTTGCTAGAACATTAGAGCTTATACAGCTGCCTTCTTTTGATGATATAACTACAAATGCTAGCCATGTTGTAACTCAGATGCTTGTGAATGATGAAGGAGGGGGGCTTCGTCCTAACGATATAATTAGTTTTGAGCTCACTGGAAACTCTCTAGTGGGGTATCTGCGTCTTAATGATTTCCTTGGCAACTCTGATGGGAGCGGAGGGTTTAGGCCAGCTAAATTGGAGTTTGAAGATATTAATATTGATAACGACTACACTATATACGCTACTGTTGTTATCCCTCCTAACGCCCTAACCCAGCCCATATATGATGGCGATTCAGCTTCTTCTACAGAAGCAAAGGGTCTATTCCCTAGAGACTCCTTAGGGGATGAATTTGAGATCAGCCATCAAAACTCATCTACTTTCCCTTCTACTAAATTTAAAGCGATAAGATCTACTTTTCCTTTTAAGCAAGAGAGATTCCCAATGACGCCTGTCAGTTTGGGCGATGCGTTAACCGCTGGTTATACTGAGGCAGATGTAAAAGAACCTCTTCTGACCTCCGAAGATAACCTTCATTGTTTTGTCATAAGGAGAACAAAAGACAGAGAAATTGTGGTTTACGACAGAAAGGGTGAGGTGGTCGCCACAAAGGCCCCAGGGCTAGATACAGACGGGAAGCTGAATATAGATAATTTCGGCATGGTTATAGGGCAAGATCAAGACCCTTGGCAGCAGATGCGAATTGCTAGATTTGGAGTTGTAGCTAAAGATATAGGCGACACCCTTTCAAGGGATATAGCCGTACAGATGTTTGAGACGTACAGAGTTTAATTTTAATTTATATTTAACATGACACAAAAAGTCAAAAGAGCCCCAGGGCGGCCCAAGGCCGTGGCTCCAGCTCCAGTAGCTGCCGCCCCAGTTAGAAAGAGACCAGCTATCAAGCGTAAAGAGTCTCCAGACGAACACAAAGAGTACGAGATCCCTAAAGCGGCGGGCGTAGTCTTTATGCTCCCTCAGAAGGGCGTCACTGTCTACGACAAGGAGAAAGATACGGTTCGTGAGATCCGCTATTGTCCTAACGAGCCGTCCGTATGGTCGGATGAGCAGGGAGATAAAGCTACACGGCAGTCCGTAGCCTTTAGAGAGGGTAAGCTGTTTGTTCCTAAGGATAAGCCTAACCTAAGACGGTTTATGGAGTTGCATCCGCAGAATATGGCTAACGGAGGTAGTGTCTTCCGCGAGGTCAATAAGAAGAGAGACGCTGAAAAAGAGCTTGAAAGAGAGTTCTTGGTCACTGACGCCATCTCTTTGGTGCGCGACAGCGACGTACAGGCACTCTTGCCTATCGCTATGTACTTCAATATCAATATTAATACCCCTGTATCAGAGATACGGTTTAACCTCCTTAGAATCGCTAAGAACAAGCCTAAGGACTTTATTGAGTCTTTTGACTCCCCACAGGTTAAATCCCGCTCTCTTATTCAGCAAGCT